TGTATGCGGCTTGTAGACCGTACTCGTTTAGTTCTCCGCCGTGTATTGGGTTACCACTTGCGTCTGTGTAGAACAATGGAGTACCAAATGTCTCTGATAGATCTCGCTGGCTAGTAATTAGCCAAACTTTACCTGCGTTATCAGGATCTGTGCCCGGAGCAATACCTGTTCCGCTAGCATTTTCTTTATTACTTTTACTTGCAACGAAGATCATCGGTGTTGTCGACGGAGCCGCTGGTAGGTAAAAACTCTGATCGATAACTGATACTTGTACGCCTGGTGAATTTAGTGCCATTTCAAATCTCCCATATAATGGTTTTCTTCTCAATATTTAGCACATCCGGTTAAAAAATGCTGGCTTAAATACTATGAAAAGGGCACCAAAAAGGGCGGCGTATGCGTAATACTTGTAAAAAATGTCAGCAGAGACCAGTTGCTATCAATTACCGTAAGGAAGGTAGGATCTATTACAGGTCTACCTGTGATCATTGTGCTCGGGGATTCTTAACAGACAAGCCCTCATGGGCTAAGTTTGGTTATAAGAAAAGGACCAATTGTGACAAGTGTGGATTTAAAAGTCTCCACAAGGAAGTGTTTAATGTGTTTCACGTTGACGGAAATTTACTAAATGCCAATCCCGCCAACTTGAAAACTATTTGTGCTAATTGTTCAGTAGTGCTTCGAAAAGATGGGGGTCGATGGCGTCAGGGCGATCTCCGACCAGATTTTTAACTTTTTGGAACAGATCGTCAATGCTACCATTGTTGTCTAGAACATGATCGAATTTGGTTCCTACCCAGGCTGTTTCGCTAGCATGAATTTTTAAATCTTCTAATTTTTTCTTGCCCAGCGCCCATCCCATGTGTCTATCGCCCTTATTTGCATCAATTGCCGCATTATACCATTCAGGTTCTGGACCACGTACCACACGTACTACAATACCACCAGCATCCCATATTGATTTGATCTCGTTAGGAAATCGACAATCACTGATAACAATGTCGTCTTTACTGTTGCGTAGTTTGTTTTCTAGACTGGCAATCCATATATCGTCATGAAATGCTTTGCGGCATACTTCTGTGCCCCAGTATTGTAGGACCCAGCGTGGAGTAAGATTGGGCATGTTTAAGCGTTCTGCCCACCACGGATCTACCTGTTCACGCCATACACGAGCTTGTGTAGTACGACCTTCTAGCATGGTTCTGTCCCAACCAAACACCTGTGCTACAGCATCTTTTAAACTGCCGGCAAAACTTTCTCGTCTAAAACCATGGAAATTAGTAAGGTAGTCGGCAACTGTATCTTTGCCAGAACCAATAAAACCACATACGCCAATAATCATAATACCTCTCCAGTAGATACTTGATTATATATTATCCTATAACAAATGTCAACGGTTGTTGGTTATCTTTATTATTGATTAAATCTTGCTCTAGCATTTCCATTTCGGCTTTACCTTCTGCTTTTAGTGCAGTGCCGTTTAGGTTTGTGCCACCTTGTGGGCTAGCAATAGTGGCAAACTTTTCGCGGGCCTCGCCTAGGATGATCTTTGCTCGTGCTGTTGCGTAATCTCTAATCCAAATACCTGCCCAGGTATCTTGGAACAGAATAAAATCTGGCTTGTAGTTGTACATCCAAAGTAGAACGTTCTCTTCACCACGTGGGCGTTGTGTAATTCTTAACTTTTTAGTAACTGAATTCCAATCAAAGTTAATAAACGAACCAAACATTTTACCAACTAAATTCTGATATTGTGAGAACATCATGTAGGTTGCTAGACCGCCCATGTTGCTAGAACTTAGCAAATAGGTGTTGGAATAGGCTAGATTAAACGGCTCAAATAGCGTACCGCCATCGCCTCCACCTGATCTAGAACCAATACTACGACGGAAAATTTGTCTAACCTGCATTACTTCGGGTGCCAACTGATATTCGTTAACGTCTGTTTGCAAGGTTAGGTACCCAAAACTTTCTTCTACACTGTTTTGACTACGTTGTCTATACTTGCGCAGAGCAATGTCTATAGCAAGATCGTAGTGTTTAGGATCTAGTTCTACGTCAATCATACCGTCGCCCAGAGAGGTCTTGATATAATCAACCACTTTTTGTTTTTCGGTTTCTGTTTCGTTCATGCTACTATTTACCTATAAATACACTACTATGCCAAGACTATCCATGTACCGCCCCGAAAAGGGCAATGATTTTAGAATGTTGGACCGCAACATTGCTGAACAATTTCAGGTGGGCGGAACTGACGTTTATGTTCACAAATATACGGGACCTGTAGATCCTGTTTCAGGTGAAGCAACTCCTTCAACTCCTGTAAATGGTAACCCTATTTCAGAGTTGGGAATACAAGATGTGCTGTTTATGGAAAACAGAGATCGCAAGTATGATCCTGATGTTTACATAATGCGTGGAATTTATACCATGCAAGACATAGATTTTAACTTGATGCAATTTGGATTTTTCCTAAACAATGACAATGTTATGATTACATTTCATTTACGCAATACCGTTGAAACATTAGGCCGTAAATTAATGATAGGCGATGTGTTAGAATTACCGCATCTACGTGATGAATATGCACTAAATGATTCTATGGTTGCTTTAAGAAAGTTTTATGTAGTTTCAGAAATTAATCGTGCCGCTACAGGATACAGTCAAACATGGTATCCGCATTTGCTTCGTGCTAAATGTGAGCCAATGGTCAACGCACAAGAATTTGCGCAGATTCTTAACCAAGAAGTATCTGCAGATCCTAATACAGGTATTCCAACAGGTGTTCCGGCAGGAACTAGACTTGCAGATGTGTTTTCGTTGTATAATAAAAATATTGAAATTAATAATCAAATAATTGCCCAAGCAGAATCAGATGCTCCGTTAAGCGGATATGACACCAATCATCTGTATGTATTACCTGTAAAAGATGATCAACAATCTCTAGCATTAGAAGATGCCAGTAATGAAGAACGAGATGCTAGTGAAGATGATTCTACAGCCGATGCTAGTTCTGTATATGTAAATCCTGAAAAGAATATATATGTAGGATATCTAACAGGCGACGGAATTCCTCCTAACGGTGCTCCTTATACTTCAGGAATTGATTTCCCACATAGCCCTTCTAACGGAGCGTTTTGCTTGCGAATAGATTATATGCCTAATCGATTGTTTAGATTTGACGGACACAACTGGGTGTATCAAGAATCTAATGTGCGCATGACAATGACCAATAAACCAAAAGACGGTAAGACAGATAGCAATACTAAAACAAGACAAACGCAAATAGGTTCGTTTATTAATAATGACGCTTCAACCACTATCAATAGCAAACAAGTTGTCGAGCGTCAATCGTTAAGTAAAGCACTAAAGACTAATAAACCAAAGGCAGATAACTAATGGAACTTTTTTACGACGGGCAAATACGCCGCTACTTAACTCAGTTTATGCGACTGATGAGTAATTTTAGTTACGCAAATAATCAAAATGTGCCTATACAAGTGCCTGTTCGTTACGGTGATATGAGTCGACAAGCGGCATCTATACTGACACAGAACAGTGAAAACATAATGAACTCTGCTCCGTTTATTGCCTGCTACATTAAAAATCTTAGTTTATCAAGAGAGCGATTGCAAGATCCTACATTTGTTAACAAGTTAAACATAAGAGAACGCCAGTGGGAATACGTGGACGAAAATCCTGATAGTCCTACTTACGGAGAAACTATTCAAGACTACGGAAACACACAAGGAGAAAACTACACAGTTGAAAGACTTATGCCTACTCCATACACTGTTGAATTTGTTGCAGATATATGGAGTACAAACACAGAACAAAAACTGCAAATGCTTGAACAGATTTTAGTTTTATTCAGGCCTGCAATGGAAATTCAAACCACTAGCAATTATATTGACTGGACTAGTTTAAGTTTTATTGAGTTAACCAATATCAACTGGTCTAACAGAACAGTGGGTCAAGGAGCACTAGGCGAAATTGATATTGCTTCATTAACATTTACTTGCCCTATTTGGATTACTACTCCTGCTAAAGTTAAGAAATTAGGAATCATTACTAAAATTATTACTAATATTTTTACCGAACCAACCGGAAGTATTGGTACAGGCGACTTAGTATTCAACAATCCCAACGCTCAGATTAGTATAACTCCGGAAAAATACAGTGTGTTGATTACGGATGGTACTGCAAGGTTGTTAAAAGATGGTGAGAATACTACTGTAGACACATTGGATACTATACAAATTAAACAAGGGTATAAAATTCAGTGGAATCGATTGTTAGATCTGCACCCTGGTAAGTTTAGATCAGGGCTGAGTTATGCGGCATTTACAAGACCGGACGGTAAAGAAATTGTTGCTTATCTAACAATTAATCCGTTTGCTGAAGATGAAATAGAATTGTTAAATTTAACTTATGATGGCGAAACATTACTGAATAGTGACCTATATGATTTAGAAAACAATCATGTTAGAGGAACAGTAAATGCCATTGTTAATCCGTTAACTTATAATCCTGGTGAAAAACCAGATGTTGACACTAGGTATCTTATTTTAGAAGATATTAATACAGACCCTCGGGTGCCGGAAGAATTGGCTCCTATAGCATGGAAAAAATTTGGGCAACTCAGTACCAGCACAGAACGTTTAGTTGCTCATGCTAACGACATTATTCAATGGAACGGCACGCAATGGAATGTTATATTCAATAGTACAGCCCCACAAGAAGTTACTTATATAACTAACTCATATACAGGTACACAATACAAGTGGGACGGCACTGAGTGGAGTAAATCAGTTGATGGCCTGTATCCACCGGGGCAATGGCGTTTAGTTTTATGACAGACATAGTATGTAGTGGCGGATTTTTTATAGCAAAAGATACAAGAAGATTTTTGTTCTTACTTCGAAACCAAGGAAGAACAGCAGGTTCTTGGGGTATTGTAGGCGGCAAAAAAGAACCATTAGATGCTACTCCGTACGAAGCACTAGAACGCGAAATCAAAGAAGAAGTAGGTAAAACACCTACAATTAAAAAAGTTATACCTTTAGAACTTTTTACAAGTGAAGATCAGCATTTCTTTTACAATACTTACATACTGCTTGTTGATAAAGAATTTATTCCTACACTAAATGACGAACATGTAGGGTACGCCTGGTGTAATTACGGGCAATGGCCCAAACCTTTACATCAAGGTGTAAAGCGTAGTCTCTCTAACAAGACTAATAAAACTAAAATTGAATTGCTATTAGAAATGCTGTCCTGATTACCAAGGACGCGGAAGTTGAGCCGTAGCAGGTTGAATTTGTTGAGCAATTTGATTTGCTAAATTTGCTTTAAGATCTGCAATTGCTTCTTCACCTAATGCCTCAGTAACCATTTGCTCTACAGCAGGTTGTGTAAGTTGATTAAAGGGAACAAACAATAGCGGGTCGGGTTCACCTAACCCTACATTGCCAAAATATTGCGCACCGTGCCCGTCTTGATCTGTTGCTGATAAAATATACTCTACATTATAAACAACATTAGACAAATCGTTTAGTGCAGGATGGGCTAGAAATCTTCCAAATTCCCATGTGTAGGTTAGGATGACATCCATTTATTAAGCCTCCGGCGTAGTTGGTGCAAGAGGATCAGGACCAAAGTGGCGTGTATATGTATTAGGAATTAGAGAGCGTTCAACAGCAGGAACGTTGACCCAAACTTTAACCCATTCGATCAATTGTTCTTTTGTAACAGTTTCGTAAGGAACAAAATTATTTGGATCAATATTAGAAATGTTAAGGTCTTGAACCCCGGTCATTTCCTTTGTATTTGTTCCATCAGAACCTGTGCATTTCCATACAACACGACTTACAACATCTGTGTTACTGTTGTATTCAGAAATGACATCAATTGTTTGTATGTCCCATTCGTAAGTAATAGCCATTTAAACTCTCCTCAATATACTATTTATTGTGGATTGACTGTAATTCCGTCGGGGCGTGTAGTTTGCGCGGGTTGAAGTTGTGCAGATGCTTGCATTCTAACTTTGTCTACTACTTGAGCAGAAGTTTCGTAAGGTAATTTTACTAAACCCATGATAATAATGTTAACTTCGTCAATTGATAACTCTGTTAAATTAATAGCAGGTTGTGTTTGTGCGTTGGCTTGTGGTGCAGTTTGTTGCATAATAATCTCCTAGTTCAACTATTTATATATGTAGTTAATAAGAGAAAAATTATATTGTAGCAGTACTCCAAGGTACTACTTGTTTTTTTATTACAGCAGGCATACTGTTTAACCTAGCCGCTAGTGCATCAACAACATCATTAAAAATTGGATCTTGTTGTGCCCAACTTAATGCAATATCTTCACTTATTTCTTCGTAAGGAACAAAATTAGTTGGGTCAAATACTCCCGGATGTTCTATTGTATTACCGCTCAGTTTATCTGTATAATTAATATCGCCTAATTGGAAAGGTAATACTCCTCCAGATCTAGTTCTGTTACCGTTTTGATCTTCTGCGGACAAATTCCAATGAACGTGCGAAATAACGTTTGACCATGTTCCGTGTTCGACGGTCATGACCTGCGTTACATTAAGAGTATACGTAGCAGTTGTAGTTGTAAACACGAATGGCATTATTTTGCACCTTTTAACAATTCAATTTCTTTCTTTAACAACTCAATTTGTTCTTTCTGTGTCATGATTAACTCATGTACATCTTTAAATGACTCAATGAACAATCCAGCAAAGTTACCATAATTAACACCGTACTCGTCGTGATTCTTATTATAAGTAACAACCTCGGGAACAATTGGTTCAACTTCTTGAGCAATAACTCCAATATATTGATGATCCGGTGTCCATGCATCAACATCATCATTCATTATAGGGTTATCTGTTCGTTTGTAGTAGACACCTCTAAGTTGTAATACTTTATTTAATGCGTTGTCAACAGTGTAGATATCTTTCTTCTTTCTACGATCTGAATAAGCATACACCTCACCTGTAGCATACAATGTACCAGCAACATAATGGCTACCATTTGTATAGCCTCTATAACTTGAACTTGTAGTACTACCGCCAATACCTA